GATACAACGTCTGTTAAATTACCATTTTCATCATATGATAACAACTTGATTCTCACTTTGTTATCTTCTTCCATTACATTAACTTTAGCTGGAGCACCGTATGTAGATGGCATTGTTTCGATCATAGATTTATAATCGTTTAATGTTACTGCTCTATTTTGTGCCGCAAAATTATAAGCAATCATGCCTCTTAATTCTTCAAGAACTGGTTGATCAGCACCGCCAACAGCCGGAGTAATGTTTGTAACAACCAAAGATCTTAAAGTTTGATCATTATAACTTTCATTTGGTCCATTTATACTAAATTCGATATTTTCTATGTTGTTAATAACCCCAACACCTAAGTTACTTTCTTTTCCACCACCAATTCTATATTTGATGAATAAGGTGCTATCTTGTTTTGGTATAGCACCTAATGACATGTTATTAAGATATGTTGATAAATTAACTTTTAAATTGTTTGTAATATAGTTGTCTAAATTATCTAATGGATCAACATTACCAGATCCAAACGTAATAAAGAAATAACCTTCTGGTGTGTATTCAGTAATAAATTTATTGTTTACTCTTACATATTCACCAGATTTAAAGTTTTTTCTATCTGAGTTTGCTGTTTTACTTGGAACAAAAACCTTGTCTTGAACTAGTGATTGAACTTCATACCATTTATTTGCTTCTGTAATAAATTCACTGTTTGTAGGGTTTCCACCAAAAGATGTTCCTTCCTTGTGTATAATTGTGGTAACACCAAGAACATTTCTTTCAGGTAAAAATATTTTCATAAAAGGCTTTTGGTCTCTTTGACTAATAACCTTTCTGAATATTTTTGTTACCCCATTAACCACAGGTTCTCTCTTTGTTATTGTATAAGAAATTAAATTGTTATTTCCATCACGGTTAGGAATCTTTAATCTATTTGGTTCGCCCTTTTCATTAAATGGATTGGAAAAATCAATATCTGTAATTGTTTCAAATATTTGTCCACCACCAGAAACTTGTGCACCAGCTCTTAAGATACCTTCATATCTATCATCATCTTTATCACCTTTTACTGGTACGTTAATACTGAAATCACATAATGCAACTGATGGTCTAGCTCCAGGTATTCTAATACCATATGTTTTAGCTATATGAAATAAGGATTGTTTCTGCTGTGCAAAATCAAGCATAGTTTCTTGCCAAACTCTATCAATATGAAAGTGTAGGTTATCCGCAATCGCAGCGTTTAAATCTAACAATACTGAATATATTGAAGCGTCGTTAGTGTTCTGAATTAAATCAGGGTAGTATTCTTTAGTAAAGTTTACCAGATCCTGTCTCAAGCCAGCGAAATCTCTGTTGGTATATGCTATTTTTTTGCTCATATTAGATATTAATAATTACGAAGTCTGAACTAGAAAAAGCTCCGTTATTTGTTGTATAATCAATTCTTATTTTAGCTGTGTACGGCTTTGATGCTGAGTCGCTAACTCTAAATAACCTAATATCCTCGTCTTCGCTAATACTAGAGCCTTCTGTTGGGTCTAGTTCCGGATTTGTTATACTTATTGAGTTTATCTCTAGGTTAGGAATATAGGTCTTAATACTCTCTCTAATCTCATCTTCAATACTGTTATACGTAACCACATCATTCATATCGAAGATATATTCATATAATCTGGTACCAAAATCAGGTAAAAAATACCTACTACCCTTTCTTGTCAATAACAAATGAATCAAGTTAGCACGAATTTCTTCGTCCCTTGTTAGTGTCATTCTAGTATAGTCACCTATTGTACTATCTCTAAACGGAAAGTCTAATCCATACTTTGTAGCCATACCAATAAATATAAACAATACTAAAATGGATATAAATAAAAAATCGCGACACCTCTATAAAAAAGCGTCGCGAAATTTAAATAGTGACTTGACATTCGCACCCTGTATTAAATCAAGTCCTGGATGCTCAAGGTACGCCTTGACGACAGTTAGACTTTGAGGGTGCCACCCATTATCTTAAGAACCACAGCCCTCACATTCAAATGGGGAATCCGTTGGTCTTTCTGTTGTCATTACTACCTCAGGGGTTTCTTCACTTATGATGGATTTTTGTGTTGTTTGATATACAACAGATTGTTGTTGTGTTTCTACTGGTTTATTAGCAGACGTGTCAACACCAAGCCCCTTGATTGGATCTACCGCAGAACGTGTTCTTAGGTAGTACATCCCAGTTTTTAAACCAAGTTTCCAACCAAATAAGTGTGCAGCTAATAGTTTTGGTTTTGTAGCATTATCAATGAATAAATTCAATGATTGTGACTGATCGATAAACACACTTCTATTTGCGGCCATTTGTAAAATTCTCTTCTGAGACATTTCCCAAACGGTTTTATACACTTCTTTTATTTCAACTGGAATTTCTGGTATATTTTGAATCGAACCGTTGTCCATGATTAACTTCTTTTTAAGGTCATCATTCCACAAGTTTAATTTTAACAACTCATTAACCAAGTGTTTGTTAACAACAACGAACTCGCCACCTAATGTTCTTCTTGAATACATGTTGGTTGTAAATGGTTCAAACGCTTCGTTGTTACCAAGAATCTGTGCAGTTGATGCTGTTGGCATTGGTGCAATTAACAATGAATTTCTAACACCATTGTTAACAACTTCTTTTCTTAATTTTTTCCAATCCCATCTACCTGACAAATCTTTATCTTTTAACCCCCACATTTCAAATTGGAAAATACCTTTCTCAATTGGTGAACCTACAATAGATTCATATGGACCATATTCTTTTGCTAAATCATTTGATGATGTCATAGCAGCAAAATAAATTGTTTCGAAAATATCCGTTTGTAATTTATCTGCTTCTTCTGATTCAAATGGTAAGGCTAACATACAGAATACATCAGCTAAACCTTGAACACCTAAACCAATTGGTCTGTGTTTAAAGTTAGAGTTTTTAGTTTCTTCAGTTGGATAGAAATTTAAATTAATAACATTATTTAAATTCTTAACAACTTGGTATGTGTATTCATATAACATGTTATGATCAAACTGACCATCAACAATATATTTTGGTAAAGCAATAGATGCTAAGTTACATACCGCTTGTTCAGTTGGTGAACTATATTCAATAATTTCAGTACATAAATTTGAAGACTTAATTGTACCTAAGTTCTTTTGATTTGATTTATAGTTAGCCGGATCTTTATATAACATATAAGGTGTTCCAGTTTCAATCTGTGCTGTTAATATAGCGTCCATTAACTTTCTAGCCTTGACTGTTTTTCTAGCCAAACCTTGTTGTTCATAAGATTCATACAATCTAGTGAATGCTTTATCTTCTGGACTATCATATGCATCAGATAAACCTGGTGCTTCGTCTGGAGAGAATAATGACCAGTCACCATCTTGTTCAACTCGTTGCATAAACAAATCAGGTGTCCACATAGCCAAGAATAAATCTCTAGCTCTCATTTCTTCTTTACCATGGTTCTTTCTTAAATCAATAAATTCAAAAACATCTGCGTGCCATGGTTCTAAGTAGATAGCAAAAGAACCTTTTCTCTTACCACCTTGATTAATCCATCGTGCAACTTCATTATATGTTTTCATCATTGGTAAAAGACCATCAGACATACCACCAGTTCCTTTAATGTATGCTCCTTTAGCTCTTACATCATGAACATGTAAACCAATACCACCAGCCCACTTAGAAATCTTTGCAACATCTTTGATAGTATCAAATAAACCATCGATATCATCACCCTTGTTACCAATTAAGAAACAAGATGACATTTGTGCTCTACGTGTACCAGCATTAAATAATGTTGGTGTAGCATGGGTATAAAAATGTTGTGATAAATCATCATAGATTCTCAAAGCCATTTGCACATCACCACCACAAATACCAACAGCAACTCTCATATACATGTACTGTGGTCTTTCAACAACCCTCTCACCAATTTTTAATAGGTAAGAGCGTTCTAATGTTTTAAATCCGAAATAATCAAAATCAAAATCTCTATTAAAAACAATAGAACCATCAATCACCTCTTTATTTTCCATAACAAACTTGTAAACGTTATCATCAATTAATGATGATTCTTTACCAGTTTTTGGTTCAACGAATGAATGTAATTCTTTAATTGCTTGAGAGAACTTCTTTGGTGTTGTTTTATGTAAATTAGTAACCGCCAATCTCCCCGCTAATTTTGCATAGTCTGGATGTGTTGTTGTCATAGAAGCAGCTGTCTCTGCTGCTAATGTGTCCAACTCTGTTGTTGTAATCCCATCATATATACCTTGTGTTACTTTTAATGTGATAAAAGTTGGGTCAACATAATCCATATTTAAATCTTCACAAAGAGCACTAATTCTTTTAGTGATCTTGTCATATCTCATTTCTTCTAACGTACCGTCTCTCTTTAATACTTTCATTTTTTATCCAATTGTTTTTTTTAGAAATCAACATCACCAAATGCAGAATTTAAATCTTCTGACTCTGCTGTTTTATTTACACCTGCTTTTTGATATTCAGCAACTCTCTTTTCAAAGAAGTTTGTTTTACCTTGCAATGCAATATTTTGCATAAAATCAAAAGGGTTCTCTGCGTTGTAAACTTTAGAGCAACCTAATGCAACTAACAATCTATCTGTAACAAACTCTAGATATTGTGACATTAAATCTGAATTCATACCAATTAAACGAACAGGTAATGCTTCAAGAATAAATTCTTTTTCGATTTCTAATGCCCCACAAATAATTTCTTTAACTCTTTCTTGTGAGATTTTATTTTCAATATGATTATTAAATAAATGACAAGCATAATCACAGTGCATACCTTCATCACGAGAAATTAATTCATTA